TCTCAAGATGAGGCTAAAGAACTTGTCGACAATTATAAGTCTATAGTAGCTTTCATTAAAAATACTGGTGTAACACCAAAGAGTATAGTTATAGCAAACAAGAAATTTGAGGAATTAAGTAAGAAAACAAGAGCAATTCTTGCCAGTAATGTTAATAAAAACAAAATTAAAGATGAGAAATTTAAAATTAATAAAGTTAAACCTAGAAATGTATTGAATAGGACAGGAAAGGTAGATAACTCAAGCTTATTAGCTCACAGAAGATATGATGGTATAGACGAAATGAGTGCAGAAATATTACGCATCGCAGGATTAATCCTAGAAGAAGACGATATTTAACATAAGCATCAACAGAAGTCACCCACTTATAGAAGTGGGGGGTAGTTCACAAAACTAAATCAAAAACAACAAAATTAACAAGGAGAGTGTTAATAATTATGCGAAAAGATTATACGGCCCTTTTATCTTCTCAGGTATGGCCAAGAGTTGAAAAAACTCTATTAGCAGGTATAAGAGACAAATCCATGCGTAAAAACATGAGTGTAGTCTTGGCAAACACAAGAAACGCATTGCTAGCTGATACTAGCATGCAGAACATGACCTATCTACCAAAGATAGTTATTCCTTTGGTAAGACGTCTTTTCCCAAAACTTATAGCAAACAAGATCATATCCGTACAGCCTCTTAAGAGTGCTACTGGTTGGATTCGTTTCCTTGATGCTTACGTAGAGAGACCAAATGGATCCACTTCCAACATCTATCCATTTGGTAATGGTGACACCAATTATTCAACTGCTCAGACTGCAGTTGCTGACAATATATTAGCTGATGGTACTTCAAACACTGCAGTTAACTTTAGTGGTACTCTTACTAAGACTCCGGCTGAAGGTACTCTATTCGTCGAAATAGGCGATGCTGCTACTGTAGCTGGTAGCTCCACCTTCACCAAGATAGCTGAAGTTGACAGAAATGGTAATCTACATGCTCTTAGTGATTCTTACAAAGTACTTGGTACTGTCGATCCTAAGACTCTTGACTATGTCGTTTATATAGCCGATGCTGATGGCAATCCTCTAACTCTCGGCTTAAGGTTCAGCTACAAAGAAGACATACAGAAGAATATTCCATTTGGTACTGATAAGACTTACAGCACTCTTAAGTTCGACATCACTAAAGTAGCAGTCGAAGCCAAAACACGTAAGCTCGGCGCTACCTACAGCTTCGAACTTATGGAAGACTATAAAAACGAATTCGGTGAGAACTTCGAAGATAAGATGGTTGATTACCTAACAACCACAATACTCACCGAGATTGACGGTGAAATAATAGACACACTATTTACAAAAGCCAGTGTATCCGACACCTGGGATTCAACAATGCCAGTAAGTTGGACCCGTGGAATCAATGCCTGGTACGAAACCATCATGCCAAAGATCAATAAACTAAGCAACTTGATTTACCAATCAACACACGTATCAGGTGCCACGTTCCTACTCTGCAGCCCTGTAACAGCTACTTACCTCCAGAGCATGCAGCAGTTCGTAGGAACTGGTAACCCAATCACTGAAGACATGTCTGTAGGTACTGTAAAGGTTGGTACTCTAAATAATATGTACAGCGTATATACTTCACCACTTTGCCCTGATGACAAGATACTTCTTGGTTTCAAGGGTACCAAACCTGAAGACACTGGCGCTGTTTATGCTCCTTATGTACCAGTACAGCTACACCCAATCTACTATGCAGAAGGTATGCCTTCTGTTGTAGCCCGTAGCCGTTATTGGATGGGTGTATTACGTCCAGACTACTACGGAATACTCAACATAACTGCTTCCTAAGCAATATAGTTGTTAGTTAGGGAATATTAAAGGAGGGATTAAATCCCTCCTTTTTTACAATATATAATCTAAAAGGAGTAATGAAAAGTCAACTACCCACCACTTAAAGCCTAACGGCTTTTGAAGTGGGGGCTTGCCAAGCTCTAGTTGACTTTTACAGTACCAGTACCTCTGTTAAATTTCACCCCCAATATATTTGCTAAACTCTCATGGTCAATATAAGATTTGCAACCTGATTCTTCTATAATTTTAGCTATAATTCCTATGCTATTGTTATTAACATTATACATATCTGTTACATCTTCAATCTCAGATATAGTTGGATCTTTAAATCAATTTTACCTTCCATTTCTTTATATCTGCATCAAACCACCAAAGTCTTACGTTAGGTAAATACATCTGTAATAGACCATAACAAATACTACAAGGATGCGATGATAGTAACTTTGAAGTACCTCTTAATACTACTATGTCTGTAATCTTATCTATAACATCATTTTTAAGCAACTTCATTACTAGATCTGCTTCGGCATGTATAGACATAAGATTTTTATCATGATACATTTTCTTTAAAAATGGATGAGTCTTTAATTTATTCTCTCCATATTCAACTATCCTTGAACCATCAAATGCTAAAGCTAGACATCTAAGACTTGATACAAACTTTCTAGTATACAATTTATTATATATCTTACATATCCTACCTAACAATATCAAATTATTTGGTACACTGTCATTATTCAACCGACTTATCTCCAACTTCAAATCCAACACTCATCACCTCTATTTAATTATAACATATTAATTAACACCTGTAAATAGACAAATTGAACCTCTCCCACTTACGCTTCGCTAAGAAGTGGGAGATTCTTGAGAAGTTTGGTTATGCAACCCTTATTCTCAATGGACTGTCCAATCGCCCATTATCCCTCGCAATCTCTATTGCTTTGGGAATACCTTTTATATATTTTCTTAATATATTCAATGCACCATTTACGTCAGCATTAATTAACATACCATTGTTTGTTTTGAAAAGACCTCTTGTTATTCTTCTTGATTTGTTGTAATTAACTTTATTTATTTTTTCTAAATCTATTGCACTACACCCACTTGTATAAGATTCATTAATCATTACTACCTTTAATCCTACCAACTCTGCCTTATATTTTATTTTATTGACTAATTCTTGTTGTGGTATTTGCACAAAGCTCTTAGCGAAATTCTCTTGTTTAATTCCTCTAATATCACCTATAACTATTGTATTACAATTCATTGTAAGTGCTAATTCTACTATTTTTTTACTTATTTTGTGCAATTTATCTTTAATATAATCATTTCTTTTCTTTTGTAATTTTATTATTTTCTTTGTTCTTTTAAAATTTTTGCTATCATTACATTGTTTCATAGCAATAGAAGTTAATCTTGCTATTTTTTTATTGTAATAAGCATTTTTACTTTTTAAATGCTTACCACTAAAAATAATACATTGTTCATTATCTTTAAATACACAAGTAGCAAGATTATCTAATCCTAAATCAATTGCCATTACATTATTACCTGTTACTTTATACTCTACCTCTTTATCCCATACAATTAACAAATACCACACTTTTGATGATTTATCCCATTGAATTCTAATTTGTTGTATTTTTGATAAGTTTACAGGTATTTTGACATTTTTCATATCAAAATTTAAACTTTGAACCTGAAACTTATCTTGTATTGCCTTTGATAATGATAGCTTTAATATACCATTTTTATACCTTATCCCTGCTGTTGTAAATATTATCTCGTTCTTTTTATTATTTGTATTCTTAAACTTTGGTGGTTTAGGCAATCCTAAATATTTGTTTGGATTTTTCTTATAATCTTTTATTGAAGCAAAATAAGATTTCCAATCCTGTTCTAACATCTTCAAACACCATTGATAGGTATGCGAATGTAGAAATTGTGTATGATAATTTTGTTTATATAACTTTTCAGTTTCATAATAGTTTTTAAAACCATTTTCTCTATTTTCATAGTTTGCTATGTTATATAGCTTTGTTGTATGATATGATAATTCTTCTATAATATTTTGTTGTAATTGATTTAATTTAGGATAATATTTAAAACTTACTTTCACATTTTCACCTCCTTTTAGTTTTATTATATCATAATGTTATCACCTTGTCAATATGTGTTATCATAGTATAATGTTATTGAGGTGATGATATTATGCCTATTTCAAAAGATAAAACAAGAACAGTTATTACTATACCAAAAGAACTTAAAAAACAATTAGAGGATATTGCTAAAAAAGATAATAGAAGTTTTATTGAACCTCTCCCACTTACGCTTCGCTAAGAAGTGGGAGATTCATGAGAAGTTTGGCAGCTTACACTGCCCTTATTCTCAAAGGGTGGTTCAAGCACCCATTATCCCTCGCAACTTGTGTTGCTCTGGGAATACCTTTGAGCAATTCATCTCCCACCTAAAGAGGTGGAAGTCTTCTTGCTTGTTTTCTGATAAAAAGGGGAGTTTATCTCCCCTTTGAGCTTATCCATTTAAGGATGGATATAACTCCTTC